ATCAAGAGCATTTTAAGCATTGTTTTAAACTAACAAGCGACCAAAATACTAAGAGTTGGTTTGAGAATGACAAGGGCGGTACTAGAAGGGCTGTCGGGGTTGGTAGTATTACAGGAAGTGGCGGTGATATTGTGATTTCTGATGACCCTATAAACCCTAAAATGTCTACATCTGAAGTTGAGCGCAAAAACTGTATAGAATGGTATGACAAGACTTTATATAGTAGATTAAATAATCAGGATATAGGGCTAAGATTATTAGTTATGCAACGACTGCACGAATTAGATTTGACAGGGCATATATTAAAAAATCAAAAAGAATTTTATAAACATATTTGCTTGCCGGTTGAGAAAACTGATTATATAAGACCTGTTGAATTGGCTGATAAATATAAAGATAACTTGCTATTTGCAAATAGATACTCAGTTGAAGGTTTGGCTAAATGGAAAGTTGCTTTAGGGTCTTATGGATATAGCGGCCAAATGATGCAAAAGCCGTCTCCTGCCGGTGGTGGAATAATAAGACAGCAATGGTGGAAATATTATAAAGAGTTGCCTAAGGTAAATAGATATATATGGTCTTGGGACACAGCGGTAAAAACGGGTACGCATAATGATTTTAGTGTTGGTTTATTTATGGCAGAATGTGATAACGGATATTATTTAATAGATATGATAAGGGGTAAATGGGAATACCCTGAATTAAAAAGAATGGTTAATAGTGCGTATAATAAAAATAAATCAGATACGGTTGTCGTGGAAGATAAATCAAGCGGTCAACAGATTATACAGGATATGCAAAGAGATAGTAATATCCCAATAGTTAATTTTAAGACAGACAAAGACAAGGAAGCTAGAGTTAGAGTTTGTAGCGGTACAATAGAAAGCGGAAAGGTATTTTTACCTGAAAATGCAAGTTGGTTAATAGATTTTTTTAGTGAGTTTAACAGTTTCCCTAACGGAACGCACGATGACATTGTGGACGCTACTACGCAAGGGCTTATGTATTTGAATAATAAGAAGGAAATAACTATAGATATTTTTTAAGGATTTATGAGATAATAGAATTTAACAATTTCCGGTAATCGGTTCGCTACCGACGAACAGTTCCTAGAACTGACCGGCTGACACACTTTCTAGGAGTGTAGACTGTAAAAGGTCTATGCTCCTATTTTTTGTGTCATAGGATAAAAAGAATGTTAAAAAAGATTTTAAATAAAATACCGATACAGATAAAATTTGGCAAGAAGTCTTTTGCAAACTCAATTTTTAATGAAGATTATTTCAAAAACTCTGTATTATGCAATGAATACTACAATTCTAGTATTTCAGAGCAAAACAATTTATATAAAAATGTAGCTCCATTATCTACGGCTATAGATAAAATATCAGATGAGTTTAAAAGCGTACAGCCATATTTAGAAAACTTAAATACTGGAGAATTAACTTTAAAATCTCCGTTAATAGATAAACTTAAAAACCCTAATTCAGATACTACTCAAAAAGAATTTTTAAGGCAAATGGCATCTTTTTTTGAAATAAACGGTAGTTGCTATTTGGTTGCTAGTGCTATGAGTGATACAAGCGAACCTAAAGAGATAGTAGCTATAAACCCTAACGACATAAATATACAAGAGGATATGCGGGACGGTTACCCTGCATATTATAATTATTATTCTTGTAATGGAAGTATTACATTTTATCGTAGGGAAACCAAAGATAAGTTTAGATACTTTACTAAAGACGGTATGCAAGAATTATGGCATATTAAGAACTTTAGCATTGATAGTACGAAAATAGAGGGGTTAAGTAAGATAAATTCTATTTATTATAAATGCCGTCAATGGCTATTAGGCGGACTTCATAATATGTCTATGCTTGAGCGTGGAGCAAGGATATCTTTATTGGTTAGTACTGATAATAATATACCTGATGCTCAAAGAGAAAAGGTAAAAGCAGAGTTAAACAATAAATATACCGGTGCTGAAAATTCAGGTAAAATAATGCTTTTGACTGGCGGTACTATGAATGTAAAAGAAATGAGCCAGTCTAACAAAGATATGGATTTTATAAATTTAGAAACTCAAGCTGAAAAGTCTATATATTCTAAATATCAAATACCTTTACCGTTAGTACAATCAGATAGCCAAACATACGATAATTATAGGCAGGCAAATAATATATTTTACAATAGCGTTATTTTACCTTTAGTAGAAAAGATGTATGAAGAGTTAAGCATATTTTTATTTCCTAGATATAAGTTAGATATAACTAAATTTTCATTAAGTTACAATAAATCTGAAATATCAGGTTTAGAAGCTCAAACACTTGATAACCTTAAAACATTAAAAGACACAGATATTTTAAATAGAGATGAGTTAAGGTCTTTAGTTGGATATGGAAAAACCACAGACGGTGATATATTCTATATTCCTGCTAATTTAATACCTGCAGGTACAAGTATACCTGACGCAGAAAAGAAGATAAGAGAATATTTACAAAAGCAAAAAGATGTAAAAGGCAATAAAGTATTTAGTGATACTGATATTGAGTATGCAGTAAAGGAAAGTAAATAAATTATGCCATTAGCTAATACAAGAGCCGAAAGGCAAAGACAAGGTGCATTAGATACCGCTAAGAAAATGCGGTTAGAAATCCCTTTTGCTAAAGATATTAGGCGGATACTAAAAACAATATCAGATGACTTTTACAATGAATATATTAAAAGCGGAACTGTTATCAATATGGAAACATATAGAACTGATTTAACGGCCGCTTTAAAAAAGAATTATAGGAATATAGCAAATAAGTTTAAGCGTAATTTTAGAACGGATAAGAGTATAGATTTTGAAACAAAAGGGATAGATGAGAATATAGAAGCAACATTAAAACAGTATATAGATACGCATTCAGCAGAGCAAACAGGTTTAATTTTAGGCACTACATCGGAATTGCTTAATAGAGATTTAACGGGTAGTATATTTGCATTATCTGAAAGCGGGCAAGAATTAAATAACGAAAATGTGGCTGATTTAACTTGGAAAAAGAACTCTGCAAGGTCTGCAGGTAGAGCAAAGATAATATCTGAAACTGAAACACAGAATATGGCAGAGACCACAAAGCAAACTGAAGTCAATGAAATGGCTATTGCGGGAGCTGTTATTGCGGGTGTTGCCATAACACAGCAGATATTAAAGAGAAGATGGAACTCACGATTAAATGAGGTAACCCGTTTTCCCCACGCAGTTGCAGACGGTCAAGTTAGAGGGATTTTAGAGCCATTTTCAGTAAACGGGCAATTACTTATGTATCCCGGCGATACATCTTTAGGAGCTAGTGCAGGCAATGTTATTGAATGCAAATGTTGGGTAACTTATGAAGTATGAATTTAGGAGATAAATTTATGAATTTAGAGAGAAAAGACTGGACAATAAATGATTTTAAGGCAGTGCAAGAAGATGGAAAACTAACAATAAGTGGATACGCTAATACTAAGAATAAAGCTGATAGGTACGGTGATATTCCAACTGTTTTAAAAGATAAAAGGGATTATGTTTATGATTTAAAAGAGTTTAAGAAAAACCCTGTTATGCTTTTAAACCATAATAATAAAGTTGAAAGTATAGCTGGTAGTTATTCTGAAGTTAGGGAAGATGAAAAGGGTTTATTTATTAAGGGAGTTTTTACTGATAGTGATTTACCTGAAATTAAACACGCTAGACAAGTATATGGCGAGGGACACGCTAAAGCATTATCTATTGCAGGTAGATTTTCATTTGAGGATGACAAAAAACCAAACAATTTAACATTAGCTCAAATATACGAAATATCTCTTGTGGCTGTTCCTGCTGACCCTAATGCAATGGTAACGGCTGAAAAGAAATGTTTTGAGAATTTGCAAAAAAGGGGAATGATTGAAACTGAAAAAAAGGAAATTAAAGAAGTTATAAAAGAAGATAAAAAAGTACCTACATATCAAAATTTTTCATTATCTAAAAGGGATAAGGAATGGAACGCAGGGGAAGCGGCTAAAAGGGTAAGACAATTTACTGATAGTGTAGATGAGCCATCGGATGATTATAAGAAAGCATTTTTTTACTATGACCCTGAAATGTCTGATAAATTTGGAGCGTATAAATTGCCGTATGTAGATATAGTAGACGGTAAAATGGTTAGTGTCTTTAGGGCTTTGGCAGCTGTAGCGGGTAGGTTAGAGCAAACGCAAATACCTCAAACTGATAAAGATAAAATAATCAGTCAAGTCAATAGATATTATTCTAAAGCTAGGGAGCAATACGAAGACCCTAATATAATAAGTCCTTTTGAGCGTGAAATGACACCACAGAACTATAAAGAGCTTAA